TAGCTGCAATTTTTTTACGCTTATCTATTTCTAATTTACGCTTATCTATTTCATATTGTAAATCTTTTGTACTTGTAAAATCAAACATTTTATATCCTTTCCTTTAATTTTAACCAAATTCATTAACCCAGCCTTGCCTCATTCTTTCTTTTTTCTGAGGATGCATATTTAACTTAATATCATCAGATCTTCCTTTATAATAATTATATGAATAACATTTATTATATAATAAACAATCTTGATTAGGACACCATACATTATCAGAAAAGTCAAAATTCATTTCAGTTTTACAACATTCACAAATTAAATCATCTATACATTCAGACATTTTGTACCCCCATTTCATTGTTTAATATATAGTATCATAAAAAATAAGTTGTGTCAACATAAATATTTTCTGTAATATATCTTTTACCCATAACCCACCATTCTTTATCACCGGCAATCCACTCTACCGCAGGACCGTCTATACGATGTCGTGCACCTTCTTTATACCATAACATAGTACCATTAGCTCTTTCTACCGCAGGTCCATCTGTACGATGTAACATACCATGTTGATACCAGAATTTAGAACCATCAGCATATATTATGGCTGGTCCATCTATACAATGTAATAAGCCATGTTCATTATATTTTAATACATCATCTTTATAATACAATTCTTTATTCATTATTCTTCTTTTTGGCAGCGGCAGAGGGAATCGGACCCATCTTCATGTGATTCAAAGTCACATTGCTTACCATTAGCATATACCGCTATATGTTTATACTCACCTTTAATACAAATTTTTTCCATCTATTTTTCTTTATTAATGATTAACACCCATTGTCCTCTAATGGTACACCATTTAATCTCCAAAAGACATTTTCTTATATCTTTTTCTTTTCTGCCTTTGGAGCATATTTCAATTTACTCATAATTACTACCACCATTTATTTGTGGTGGAGATGAGGAGACTCGAACTCCTATGAATTTGCTTGCAACACAAATGCTTGCCCAATTAAGCTACATCCCCTTATAAACAACTATTCCATTACAAGTGAGCGCGAATTTTTTAGCATCTTCTTCTTTCAAAAATGCCCAAGGATATAAATCAGAACTAATAAATTTACCAATACAATTATGTTTACACCATTCCCGGGCAATATCTCTTTTTGTAGTTGTAAAATTCCCCACTTTTAAAAAATCAATTCTAATAACTCCCCAATAATTTGGATAATTTTTCATATCATATCCTTTTAAAACAATGATTTCCAAAATCCACCAAAATAAAGAATAGTACTTAAAATAATTATGGATAAAATAGCATGCCATGCATTTGTTATTTCTTGTTTACCATGACGTGATATATTTATACCTATACTAATTGACCATAAAGATATTAAAATTATTTGAGGCCACATATATTCTCCTTTCTCTAAATTATTATGGAGAGCATGAAGGGACTCGAACCCTTATGATACGGTTTTGCAGACCGCAACCTAACCAATTCGGTAACATGCTCAATGGTAGCCCTTGTTGGAATTGAACCAGCTTTTTCTCTTTGTAAGAGAGATATTATACCAATCTATTAAAGGGCTATGGTGTGGCTGAGGGATCTCAAATCCCTTTGCACGGAGGCCACAACTCCGCTGCGTATCAGTATGCATCCAGCCACCACAAGTATTATTTAACTTTTTTAATTTTCAATTTATTAAGTATTGATTTAAGTTTATCTACAGCATCATCTAATGACCTGTTACTTTTATTTATAATAATAGGAATACTACCACATATAGGACAACGTATACCTGTTATACCATCAAATTCATAATTACAATATGTACATCTTAATCTATTCATATTACACCTCTCATATTTAATTGTTATTTTGTTATTCTTAAATAATTTTTAAGCATAATATCTCTATCTATTGTTGTTGGTATAGGTAAATCAATATCACCTGTATGCGTTATATCAAATTTACCATCCCAAAAACGCTTATCCGTAATATGTTCTTTAAGCCATGGTCTTACTGCTTCTGATACTCTTGGTATCATATGAGTCATTAATCCCTTTTGGCCTGTAATATATTCCAAATCTTCATATATATCATTCATTTTTGTATGAAGCATATCAGTTGTTAAATTTCTAAGTCGTTGTATATTCATAATATCCTTTCTTGTAATAAATATAATAATGGGTCAGAGAATAATGTCTGAGCAATCCATGTAGAGTTGCAACTCCGTTATTGGCTACCACCAAGTATAAATCATATTCCCGGTTATATCTTTATACATATCGTTCCCCGCTCTTCTTTGGTCTGACCCACTATTATATTTATTACATATTGTTAAAAATATAGTATCATAGATTTTTTATTATGTCAAGAAATTCTTTTTGTCAAGTATATGATGGTAAATACTTGACTAATTTTTGGTACTCCTAGGAAGAATCGGACTTCTCGTCTATCAATTATAGGTTGATGGCTCTACCATTGAGCTATAGGAGTATGGTGGGGTCAGACGGAATTGAACCGCCGCTGTCAAAGAATTTCACTCTTTCGCTCTACCTGACTGAGCTACAACCCCTTGTATGGTGGAAGTGCGGGGTATCGAACCCCGGTCTGTAAATATTCCATATTAATAATTTTTACATACATATTCTGAATATTGTTTTTCATCTATTTAAATATTATCAGACTTAATATCTAAAGGATTATTCTGTTAAAGTTTCATTAACATCAGAACAGACTACCAATATTAACTATCCTGTTAGTCGTCGCCTTTATTAGATTCACAGGAAAAAATCTAACAAGACGTTAGCTATGCCGCTAAAGCGTAATTATAATCGTCAGCAATTACTTTAGTTTTCTTGTTTTACGAGTATCAAGAATTTCTCGGTATGTTATTAATATTTCCCTATCCACATCGAATCCATTTCACCCCCATATTTATTATTTATATTATTAGAATATTTTTCAACAGGTTTACGACAAGTATGTAATAAAAAATATCGTTTTAACCATTTACCACTATACCATTCTGCTTTTTGTTTTTTATAACCATTTTACATTTCATGTGGATCACATATCTCAGCCTGTTTAAAAACATCTTTACAAAATTTAATACATAATTTATCTAATATATCAGATATAAGCTCTTTTAAAGCCTATTTTGGATTTTCTTGAAATCCATCTTGTTTTAATCCCGGTTTTGATTTAGCAAAAACATATTGTGGTATACTAAATGGTTGAATATCCATTTCCATTTTTAAAATCATATTATATCCTTTCTTATTATTTATAACAAAGTATCATAGATTTATTGTTATGTCAAGATATTCTTTTTTTGTTAAAAGTTCACCATCAATCCACCATTCTACAGCACCATTATTATATTCTACAGCTGGACCATTTGTACGATGTTGTTTTCCCATCCACCACCATTCTTTATGTTTACTATTATCAGACTCTATTGCTGGACCATCTATACGATGTCTTAAACCATTATACCACCATTCTTCAAAACCATCATAAGGTGCATAAAACTGTTTTACTGCTGGACCATCTATACGATGTAACTGACCTTTATCATTTCTATATTCTATCATATTATATCCTTTGTGTAGAATAAATTTACCCTCTCAGATTTACTGAGAGGTCATTTAAGACGCTTTCATAGTCAATATATATCATATTATCCTTTTATTACAGCTAAAGGTTTAAGTTCAACCACTATATCAACAAGATCTTCTTGATTTTTCATAACAACTGAAATATCTTTATATGCACTTGGAGCTTCATCTAAATCTTTTTTATTTCTAATAGAATGAATAACACCTATATCATCTAACATACGTTGTTCATCTTCAAGATTTAACATTTTTCGAGCTTGTTTACGACCCATCATACGACCAGCTCCATGAGAACATGACATAAAACTTTCTTTATTACCTTTACCACTAACAATATAACTTGATGTGCCTTGTGAGCCTGGTATAATACCTTGTTCACCCAAACGAGCACTTGTAGCTCCTTTACGGTGAATCATTACATTAGTATTAAAATGATTTTCCATAACAGCATAATTATGTGCTATATTTATAAAGTTGTCAAATTTTATATCATCTATAATATTAACAAATGCTTCTTTAACTCTATTCATCATAAATTTTCTATTAGCTAATGCAAAATCAACACAACAACGCATTTCAGTTAAATAATTTTGACCTTCTTCTGAATTAATTGGAAGAAAAGCTAATTGATGCTCTTTAGGTACAGAAGAACACCATACACTATTTAATTTAATAGCTAATTTATTGTAATGATCAGCAACCTTATATCCTATGTTACGACTACCAGAGTGTATCATAATCCATACTCTACCATCATCACCTTTTTGTATTTCAATAAAATGATTACCTCCACCTAATGTTCCAATTTGTTTTAAAGATGAATTATATTCATTTTCAATAACTGACCAACCCGAAAGTTTTTCATTATCAACATCATTTAACCATTCATCTTGTTCTTTATTTTGATGATTAAATCCTACAGGAACAGATATTCTCATACCACCCATAATTTTTAAAATATCTTCATGATTTATATAAGTCAATGATGTTCTTAAAGCACACATGCCGCATCCAATATCACATTAATTCATATATTTCTATATGGAATGGACTATACCATCACTTGAATCATTGATGTAATAGCATCTATTCAAGGCTCGCCGTATTATTATTTTTAAATAATCTGTATCCTTACCTATTAATATGATACAAGTCTCTGAACCATTTGAACATGTTTCCATGAACTCTGGCTGCTGATTGTCTTATCATTTCTGACTTAGAGTTCCAGCAATTGAGCGAGTTTTACAGGGGCCGATTAATTAACCCCTACTGCATTTGGCACAACAACATCTTTAGTTGCCATAACACCGCCTATAGGCATACCGTATCCTTGATGCGAATCTGGCATTATAGCGATATGTTTAAATGCAAAAGGAAGATTGGCAAGATTTTTTGCTTGGTCTAAAGCACCATCTTCAATGTCATCCAACCATAATTTTATTGGTATTTTTTCTGTTGATATTACTTTATTCATAATATTCTCCTTTTATTTCTCTGTTGCCGGTCCACATATTTTAGAATTTAAATCTTCTATTAATGAAAGAACACCTGCTGGTTGTCTGTACCAAAATTCATAATCAAAATCTTTATATCCGTATTTTTTAGAAATTTTAACAATACGTTTAGTTTTTTCTTTCCAAAAATTTATATTATAATCTACTGGATTTTTATATCTATCTATAGTCTTATTCATTTTTTCCTTTCTTAATATGACCTGTTCTTATAAAGTACTATATATTTTATATCATGTCAAGATATATTATACAACAACATAATAAGGCATACCGCCCGGCAAATGTGGCCACATATAACGTGAAAAGGGGCATTTAACTTTATCACATGCTGTACCGAGTGAAAAAAGTTGATCCATTACAGAATGAAGCCCTGTCCATTGATTACCATTCATATCATCACAAGCTTTTAAAAAAGACATTCCACCACCACTATCAGATTGAAATTCTTTAGGTAATTGTGAAAGCATAGAAGAAATATCTTTTTTATGTGACTCTAATCTCTGTCTATGAAAACTAAAATGACATGTAATACCATCAGCTATAACAGAATCAGAAGTATCTTCATCATTTTTAAACAAACAATCCATAAATATCGTATCTACATTTTTTGCTGTAAGCTTCATATTAGTCCTTTCTTAAATAGTTATAATCATATCTTTTTTAAATTCCGGATTTTCTGAATGGTTTTTATACCCTCTTGGATTACATACAACCCTTGTATCATGTATTATATAATCGCATGAATTATGAAGATGTCCATGACACCATAGATCAATATTATTTTCTTTTATCATATCTTCTAAATCAATAACAAATGATGCTGTCAATATATCATTTTTATATATTGGCAATGAAGATTTAAGACTTGGTGCTGTATGTGTTATAACAACAACTTTTTTATTACCTGTATTTTTTAACTCTCGCTTTAAAAAATCTGTTGATTTTTTATTTAAAGTTAATAAATCATTTGCATTAATCAATTTTTCTTTATGTCTATCTTCTGTCATAATTTTAATGTAATTATAATCATTCATGGCAATTTCAGAATAATGCATTGCTGTTTCTTGATTATCATATAACATAAAATCGGTCCACATGGTACAACCTAAAAATACAGTATCATCAATATCAAGTCTATCATTATCTAAGACTGTAATATTATTAGATTTTATTGATCTTTCTTTAAATTCTTTTAATAAATCTGTCATGTTATTATAATAATACTCATGATTGCCTGGTACAAAAATAACTTTTTTATTTTTGAATTTATTTTCAATCCACTTATATGAAGAAATACCAACACTTATATCACCTGCTAAGATAACTATATCAGAATCAATATATGGTACTTTCATATCACCAAATTCAGTATGTAAGTCATTTAATATATGTAGATTCATTATTCATCCCAATTATATCCATTTAATTCAGACATTGCTTTTATTTCATCAATTGTTTTTCCCTCACCTGTATCACCATATATAATAATATTCATTTTTATCCTATTTTATATTTAAAAGTTCTGGTCTGGGATGTTGGCGTCGAACCAACCTGACCGCACTTCCAGGGCGCAGTCCGCACCTCGCTGTATCCCAGATAATTATATTCATTTTTATCCTTTTAATATTAAGAGCTCTGGTGGCAGGACTCGAACCTGCATTCTTCGGTTTAACAGATATTTTTTTTAAAAACGCTTATAATGATATTCTTTGAGTTTGTATTATATATCAATTGTTTCTTCTTTATTTACTAAAGCATTAATTCTTTTTTTAATTTTAATATTCTTGTTCTTACACAATGATCACTAACATTTAATTCTTTAGCAGTTCCAACATATGTACCATGTTTTTTATATATTTTCATTATATCTATTTTATCCCAATCAACATTATATCTAATTTTAGCGCCACAACTTAAAGAACATGTTTTATTAGTTATTAATTTATCTTTACCACATATAGGGCATTTATCAATCATTATTTTTTTTATTTTATAGTCTACAAAATCTTCATTAAATAATGTTGGATTTTCTGGGATTTCAGCATTATTATAATGAATTAATCTATGACAATTAGAACATACCATTATACATTTTCTTAATTCTTTAACTATTCTTTTCCATGATATACAATTTGCTCTAATAGCACCCATAGAAAATAATTTTTCTTTTGGATTTAAATGATGAAAATCAAAAACTTCTGATGGATATTCTTTTTTACATATACAACATTCATTATTAAATGATTTAACCATTCTTTCTTTTGTAATTTTACGCCATTTTTTTACATTTTCCGATTTATTCATTTTCGATCCTCCATATAAATAATTAACTTTCTTTATAATTATTTATATAAAAGTTCGTAAAATTATATTTTTGGCTCCAGCGGTTGGATTCGAACCAACGGTGAGACATTAAAGTCTGACGGGTTAACAGCCCGTTCCCTGCTGCCGCTCGGGTACACTGGAATATTTCTTATTGTTCTTATAAAGTATCATATATAAAATATTATGTCAAGACTAATTTATAATGTATGCTTAGCCAATTAAGCTACACCAGAATATTTCTTATTGTTTTTATAAAGTATCATATATTTTGTACTATGTCAAGAACAAAATATTTGTAATAATATTAAATAATTATGGTAGGGGGGGATGCCAGAATCAAACTGGCCACACCACGAATCCAAATCGCAGTCGACATCTTGCCATTATCCCCTATATTTTTTATGGTGGGACCAGAAGGTAACGATCCTTCGTAGATCGGGTAAGAACCGACTATTCTACCATTGAATTATGATCCCTAGTGGTGGGTCCAGAAGGTAACGCTCCTTCATCTACTGGTTAAAAGCCAGTTGTTCTGCTATTGAACTATGAACCCACAAAACAAAAAAGGTGAAGATACTTTATATGTATTCTTCACCTTTTAATATTAGTATATTTTATATTAAATGATTAGAATACAGTTGCTCCTTGTGGTATAAGTACCTTGTGTTTAAATATATTATTATTCGGTTTTAATATTTTCATCATTTTTTTATTCTCTCAATCTATTTATATTTTATCATTTGTTTTTAAAATAATATCTTCAATATTAATTAATTTCATATTAACATGTTTCTGTATCCATTCATTACCTGTTAATTGTTTAGGCATGTTATTTTGAATATATTTATCATCATAATAACAATCATGTTTTATTGAATCAGATATTTGCTGAATCATAAAATCTTTTAATTTTATATGGTCTGATGTTGGTGGTTGCCATTCATTTGCTTTTTTAAGCATATACTGATATTTAATAAGCAAATCTTTATTCTTTTTTATTCTTTCTTTTGTTGTTAATGGATGCGGAGGGCGGAATCGGACCGCCGTATTATGGCTTATGAAACCAAATGGTTTTCCAAAACTCTCCGCATTATCACCATCCAATAGCTTTTGAAATCTCTGGTGTAAATCCACCAAGCTCATTAAATCTTTTTTCAAATACTCTATAAAACGGTTTTGTTTTATCAAAATATGGATGACCTGATGGAGCAAATCTCCATAAAGAAGCCATTTGCATTTGAGTCATATTGTTTATTGTTTCTATTTCTTTATCGGTCATAATATCCTTTTAATAATTTATGGTAGGGATAAAAGAAATCGAATCTTTATTACAGCGTTATCGGCACTGTGTTCTACCATTGAACTATATCCCCTCATTTAAGCTAATTCTGGATCATTTACTATATCGTATTTAGGACATTTTATATTTTTATTAATTATAATATAATCGTTATTAGATATTTTGTCAAATGTTTTATTTCTTAATTTATTATCATCAAATGTCCATTCTTCATCACAACCTTTAAATTGTATTGTTGGTTTATCTTCATTAGAAGGCAACCATTTATATCTTTCTTTACTAATAGAAACACATAAATTAATATTAACAGGATTATTATATATTTTATCTCCATTAATATCCTGTACCCATGAAATAGGAGGTCTAATAAAATTACTGTTCATTTTTATCCTCTATTATGTTAAATTTATTTTTAGCTTCTTCTAATGCTTGAATAAATCCTGTTATATGCTCTTTATCATTAAATAATATATCAGCCTGCATTTCAAGATAACCGCCAAATATTAATACAATACCATCTCTTAATCGTTCCCAAATTCTTTTATACCAAGAACTTGCATTATAATAATTGTTCCAATATAATTTCTTTTCAATCATCATAGTAATATCATTTATTTCTCTATCATATTCTAACCATAACGTAAAATCATGATCTTGATCACCACATGCACACGCTATTCTATAAAATATAGTATCATGGTATTCATCCATTTTCATTACTTTATAAGATAATTTATTCATTTTAATCTTTAACCTTTTTATTATAAAATTTTTTTCTTTTTTTCTTTTTTTCTTTTTGCACAATAGTATAATATTCATAACATTTAACATATTCACCACCATGAGTTTCTCTGCAAATACCTTCACATTTACCATTATCTACTGAACACAATTCTTTTATTTCCATTATTCTCCTTTATACAATTATTAAATTATCCGATCCATATTTATATCTATAATATTTTTTTATTGTATCTTCAGTACCGCCTGTTCTATCTGGTGAAACGCATGCTATTAATATATCTGACATTTTTGCTATATCAGTATTTCTTTTATACCCTGCTGATATTCCATTTTTAGTCCACAGAGCAGGATACCATATAGTTTTGGTGTTATATTGTTCTGATAATATCACAGCAAATCTATCAGCACCTTTAGAACATAATCCAGAACATATAGTATCACCTTTTTGATAAACTTTTAGAAAAGCATTTTTAACACTTTCAAATGATATACTATCATCTCTTTTTCTTGATCCAACAATACCAATTACTTTAGACATTTTTTTATTTATCCTTTTTGGTTGCGGTGCAGCAGGCGATATAGGTTTACGTTTTAAATTCTTTTTGTTCTAATGCAATATTCCTTTGTATGACCACCCTCATTGTTTATAAGGTATCATAAAAATTATATCATGTCAAGATAAAAATAAGATTTTGGAGCTGAGTATGAGAATTGAACTCATATCATGTGATTGGCAACCACATATACTACCATTGTACTAACCCAGCATGGTGGCATGTCAGGGTATCGAGCCCTGCATTCCTCAGATATGAACCGAAAATGGTGCCCAGACCCCATGCCATAATTAACTTTTTTTCTTTTTTATCACCTTATTTTTATCACCATATATAACCCATCCTAAAAGAAAAGCAAATGGACCAATACAAGATATAATAATAGCTAATATTCTATTTTTTGATGTAAAATCAAACTCTTTTGTCCACCAATAAACAAAACTTTGATATCCAGATGCAAACCATAAAAATACTAATAAAAAAAATAAAAATAACATATTATCTCCTTTCTTTAATATACTATAAAATTTATATTATGTCAATAAATATTTTTTGGAACCCCTGATGGGACTCGAACCCACATTAAATCTCGCTTTAGAAGAACGATGCCAATCCATTCGGCTACAGGGGCTTAATACTTTGATTAAAAATATCTTTAAGTGCATCTATTGCTTTTGTTGTAATCATATAAGTTGTTTTTTTACCATCTATATATCCTATAATAGATATTATAACAGCACATCCTGATATATATAATATGTTCAATAATGAAAGATCACATAATATACAGTTTATTAATATTGATGTTAATAGTAAAGAAATTATTATTTTATACATTTTTATCCTTTATGGAGGTAGGGATGGGATTTGAACCCATAGGGCTATTACACCCGACTGATTAGCAATCAGCTCCGATACCATTCTGGCACCCTACCATATTATTTTATTTGACCTATAACACTATCACCTTTAAGACCAACAGGCTCATATATTGAAAATCCTAAAAAATAAACAGGTGCAACAATAGACTCACTAAATATAATACTTAATACTATATTACCTGTAATTAATTCATATTGAATATCAGAGTTCTTTTTATCTGATTTATTAATTAAGCCGTAAGTATCATATTCTATACCATTAATTACTTTGGTATCACCACATCCTGTAATAGATAAGAATGTACACACAAACATTAAGCATACTACAAATAATATAATTTTTTTAAACATCTTATTCTCCTTTTAATTTTAAATGGCGGATTGCCAAGGAATTGAACCCTGATCATCTGGATTGGAGTCAGATATACTACCATTGTACTAACAATCCATGTGGTGGGAATGGAAGGAATCAAACCTTCTTGATCGCTAAGGATACGAGATTTACAATCTCGCCAATCTTCATAACTGTCTACACTCCCAAATTTTATTTTCTAACTTTTGTCCATTGTGGAACACTATATCCTATAAGTATCTGTTTTTCATATCCATTCTCAAATGCTGCTTTATTAATTTTTAAAGTAACATTTGAAACCATAAAAGTTAAAACGCATATGCCAAATATTATATAAAATATTGTATAAGTCCAAAATCTATCATGTGAATCCATTTTATTTTTCCTTTTTTATTTTATTTTATTTATACTTTATACTTTATATTATATAATGTCAACATAAATATTTTTATTTTTGGAGCCAGCAGAGTGGAATCGAACCCTCATTAAATGCTTACAAAACATTTTTATTACCATTATAAGATACCGGCTTATTTTTATACTATATATAATATATATATGATTGTCAACATTTTTATTTATAAATAAATCTGTTTACAATAAGATTATAATGAAATATATTTAAGACTATGGAGATATATTATGACAAATAAATTATCAGAAGAATTTAATGTAACTAATATCATTGATGAAGATATCATAGAACATGTAACACCACAAACAAATAATCCAGATAGTATTATAATGAACAATATAGATAATGCTAATACTGTATTAGATAAAATTATAACTGAATTAAATAGTGGTAATTTTTCAGCAAGATTAGCTGAAGTTGCTGGTCAACTTGTTAATGCTGTTACGACAGCGACAGAAAAAATCTATATGAAAGGGTTTAATATAGAAACTTTACAAATTAAAAAAAGTATGATACATTTAAAAGAAAGGGAATTAGAACTAAGAAAATTAATTAAAAATAGAGATAATAAAGAACCTAATGAAAAAATTATAGTAACAGATAGAGAAACGATTTTAAAAATGTTGGAAAATAAAAAGGTCAAAAAATTAATAGATTGCACAAATGAAAGGAGTTTAGATAATGATGAATAACGACTTTAGACAAGTTATTTTGGATCAAAGAAAAAATGATATTAAAGAATTATGGCAAGGAAATTGTATTGATTATCTTTATAAGGTAAAAAAGAATCCTGAAATATCACAATTATCAGCAGCAAGAATATATAATATTTTAGCATCACAGGGGTCATCAGATCTTGATGATACATTAAAAATTACTGGATATGAAGATTTGGTAAAATATGATTTCTTTGATAATAAGATTTTTGGTACTTATGAACCTATCCATGATATTATGAGATTTCTTAAAGCTTCTGCTCGTAGAACAGAAACAGGTAAAAGAATATTAATACTTGTTGGTCCTGTTGGTTCTGGAAAGAGTACAATAGCTAATCTAATTAAAAAGGGATTAGAAAACGATACTGTTCCTAAATATACTATCAAAGGTTGTCCTATACATGAAGAACCTTTACATCTTATTCCTGAAAAGGATAGACCTTGGTGGGAAGATCAACTCAATATTAAAATTGAAGGTACTTTATGTCCTGTATGTCAAATGAGATTAAAAAATGTTCGATGGGAAGATGTTGAAGTTGAGCAAATTAAATTCTCAGAACAACAAAGAACTGGTATTGGTACATTTCAGCCAAGTGATCCAAAGTCTCAGGATGTTTCAGAACTTATTGGCAGAATTGATATGAGTAAAATGACACGTTATGGTGAAACTGATCCTAGGGCATATCAGTTTAATGGTGAACTACAAGTAGCTAATGGTGGTCTTATTGAATACATTGAAATCCTTAAAGCTGATATTAAATTTCATTATGTTTTAATTACAGCTGCCCAGGAACAAGTTATTAAGGCACCGGGATTTCCACAGATGTATATTGATACACTCATTTTAGCACATACAAATCAAACTGAATATGATACATTTAAATCTGATAAGAAAAATGAGGCATTACATGATAGAATGTATCCAATAAAAGTGCCATGGAATCTTAAAATAGATGATGAAGTTAAAATCTATGAAAAAATGATTGCAGAGAGTGATTTCAGAAATATTCATATAGCACCACATACATTGAAGATAGCTGCAGAATTTGCAATATTAACAAGACTTACACCATCAACAAAAGTATCATCACTTATTGAAAAGATGAAAATCTATAATGGTGAAATTACTGAATCTATGAGAAAAGAAGATGTTGATGTTAAATCTCTTAGATCAGAGGGTAAGGCTCAAGATGAAGGAATGTCAGGTATTTCACCAAGATTTATTATAAACGCTTTAAATATAGCTCTTGGTATGAAAGAGGACAAAAAATGTATAAATCCTATTGATATTATAAGAGCATTAATGTCAAATTTTAATCATCATATAGGTATCAGTACAGAAGATAAAGATAGATATATTGGAATGATTACAAGTGGTAAAGATTCTGTAAGTTCTGAATATAAAGACATTGCCAAAAAAGAAGTTAATAAAGCATTTTTGGAAGCATATGAAGAACAAGCTCAGTCTTTATTTGACAATTATATCTTAAATGCAGAAGCGTTTTGTAAAAAAGATAAACTTATTGATTCAATAACAGGTGAATATAGTAATCCTGATGAAAAACTTATGCGACAAATTGAAGAATATATAGGAGTTCCTGTAAATTCTAAAAATACGTTTAGAAATGGTATCTTTGTATATAAAGCATCTAAACTTGAAAAAAATGAACCATTTACATTTAATGATTATGAACCATTAAAAGAAGCTATTGAAAAGAAATTAATATCAGACCTTAAAAATATAGTATCATTGACTATAGCTGATAAATCAAATGATAGTAAAAAAGTTAAAGCAAGACGAAAGAGTGCTATTAACAGACTTAAAAAGATGGGATATTGTGATGAATGTGCAAGTGTTCTTTTATCATTTGTCGGTGAAACAATTAGACGTGAGGGATAATTTTAAACAATTATGTAAACCACTTAACTTTGAGGATGCTATTAATAAAGGACAACTTTATAGAATAGCATTTTCAAAGGAAAATATAGATAAGTTAAAATTAATTTTAACTAAACTAAACTGTAAAAGAATTAAATTTAAAACCAACATGGAAATGTAAATGTGGTTGGAAATCAACATGGTATATAAATAAAAATAAATTAACATTAAATCAATATATACCATTACTTGTAACAGATATGACTTCAAAAAATATTAAATGGTATTGTCCAAATTGTAAAAAAATTAACAGAATAGTTTAAAGGTTATAAATTTGAAACTTATTGATAATATTAACAATTTTTTCAAAAAAAAATTCAGAATTGTTAATACAAATGATTTATTTAAAATTCAATCTAAAATGTGGTATGCCTCATGGGAAGATGAGGCATACCGTTTGAATGGTACTAATGTATTTAGTTTATATGAAAGTGATAGATGGCTTGATATTAGAGAAGTATATGAAAAATTATCTAACAATAGAATAACATATAATAAAGAGTAGGTATAATATGACAATAGTTCATCATGAAAATTGGGATTTATCAAATAAAGGAAAAAAGGATATTGAAAGACATCAACAAAAAATTGATAATGTCATTCGTAAAAATATTAAGAATGTTATAGGTGAAGAAACTATAATCACTAAAAGACATGGTAAAAAAATAAAAATTCCAATAAGAGGTCTTGAAGATTATAAGTTTATATATGGTTTTGATAATAAAAAATTAGGTGGTATAGGTCAAGGCAAAGGTAAAGAAGGTGATGTATTTAAAAAATATCCTGTTAATAATGGGCCTGGTAATATAGATGGCTCTGATTATATTGAAACAGAAATTGATATTAATTATATAATAGATTTAATGTTTGAGGATTTAGGATTACCATATATTGAAGAAAGAACTAAAATTGAGCAAGTAATTCCAAAAGGTTGGAAATTTAATTCTATAACTAAAACTGGTATTAAATCAAGAATACATAAACATAAAACATTAAAAGAATCAATTAAAAGAACTTTGATGTATGTTAAAGAAATTATTAGTGAAACTGGATGTACTGAAGATATTGCTAATAAAGCTCTTATACAATCTAAAGGTGATTTAGATAAAGCTATTAATATTGTTAATAATAATGAAGTGTGTGATGATATACAAGATATGATTTTTATTGAAGATGATGATTTAAGATATAAACAGATAGAAGAAGATGTTGAATATCATAGTAATGCAGTTGTTATCGCGATGATTGATACATCAGGGTCTATGGACATTAATAAAAAATATCTTGCTCGATCTATGTTGTTTTGGCTTACCGAATTTCTTAAAAAGACTTATAAACATGTTAATATTAAATTCATTACACATACAACTGATGCTAAGGTAGTTGATGAAGAAGTATTTTTTAAAAAAGGTGAATCGGGTGGGACTAACTGTCATACAGCATTTGATTTAGCTGACCATCTTATAGAAACTGAATTTCCTGTTAATGAATGGAATGTCTATTGCGTATATGTAGGTGATGGTGAAGATTGGGAATCTGAAAAAACAATAAATTCTGTTAATAAACTTCTTAACAGAAAAATAAATATGTTAGCTTATTGTGAAACCAATCCTGATGATATAGGTGGATATCCATCATATAGAACTTTATTAGATAGTTTTAGAAATCGTTTTAATTTCAAAATAAGAACTGAAAATGGTAATAATTATTATAAAAATGATAAAAAACATTTTTTGGCATGTAGGATTGATAAGAAAGAGGATATATATCCTTGTTTAAAACATATTTTATTTACAAAGGATCAATAATGAATAAATCAGATTTACATAGACTTATAAAAATAGAAGACCGTATTAAAGAAATTATGGTACAAAAAGGCTTAAAATTTGATGAAGTTGAATTTGATATTGTACCGCCAAAAAAGATGATTGAAATAATGGCGTATAATTCACCATCTAATATAAGTAACTGGAAATTTGGCAGAAATTATGAAAGACTTAAAACTATTTATGATAACGTATCATCACATAGTTTACCATATGAGGTTGTAATTAATTCAGATCCACACAGAGCATATTTGATGAATAACAATACTTTAGCAGTTCAAGCTCTTGTAATATCACATGTTTATGGGCATGTTAATTTTTTTACTGAAAATAATCTATTTAAAAATTCAAGGCGTGATATTATTAATATATTAAGTTCAGCCAATAAAAGATTTATAGAATATGAAAAACTTTATGGTACTGATGATATTGAAAAAATTATAGATGCTGGTCATGCCTTACAATTACACACTAATATTTTTGATAATGATGAAACAGAAGATGAAAAAAGACTTAGAATTTATAATCATCAAAAAAAAATGGATAGACCTATCAGCTCTGAATTTAGTGATATCATTATAGATGATAAACATAATAAATATAACATAGAAGCATATAATAACAAGTTATGGAAAAGTCTTAAAGCTATATCACCTGTTGAACCTACAGAAGATATTTTAAGATTTGTTATAGATAATTCAAAGATATTAGATGATTGGCAAAAAGATATTCTTGAAGTATTAAGAATAGAGGGTCAATACTATTGGCCTAATATAAAAACAAAATATATGAATGAAGGATATGCTGTATATACACATGAACAGATTATGGACCAATTATTTAGAGAAGGTCATTTAACAGCATCTGAACATGGTCAATATAATTATAGTAATTCACTTGTAAAAGCTTTTAATAGAGAAACCATAAATCCTTATCTTATTGGTTCTGTAATGTGGTATGATATAAAGGATAGATGGGATAAAGGTCGGTATGGCAGTGATTGGAATGAATGTGATAATGTAAAAGAAAGGGAATTATGGGACACCAAAGAAATGAATGGTGCTAAAAAAGTAGATGAAGTAATGCGATCATATATGGATTGGTTCTTTATGAATGAATTTTTAACACCAGATATTATTGATAAATCAGATTTATATGTATATGAAATAATTCAGAAAAATCATTCAGTTGAATATGTTAGGACGGGTTATACAATAGAAGAAGTACGGGAAATGATTATATCAAGTTTTGCTAATAAATCAATTCCAAAAATATCTATTATTGATAGTAATTATAATAAAAACGGTACTTTATTAATGAATCATAGTTTCAGTACCTTACCACTTAATAAAATATATGCTAAAGAAACAATGAAGCATATTAAAAATATTTGGGGTAGTGATATACATTTAAGAACAAAAAATTCAGACGGTACAAAAGATGTGTTTTTAAAAATATAGAGGAAAGTGGTAATTAGATCACAATATGCCCCTTAATAAGCACAAAATTACGGATTGCGGGGCCGGTAATTTAAATCCGTTTAATATGAGACCGGAAAGCTTATGCAGGATAGAACCTGCTTCCTCTATAATTTTTAAAAATATAACAAAACTTAAAATTTATCCTCTTATTATATAAATATAGTAGAGGATAAATTATGTCAATTAAATATAATGAATTTGTTAAAAAGCCATTAGAAGAATATCAATATTCTAAAAATGAATTATTAGAGCTTAGTTCATGCTCTGATAATATAAAAATTTTTTACAAATATGTTAAGATAGTCCATCCAGATAAAGGTCTTATAACCTTTAATCCCTATAATTTTCAGAAAAAAATCCTCAAAACTGTTGATCTTAATAGATTTACTGCTATATTATGCTCTCGCCAAGCCGGTAAAACTGTGGTAATGTCAGTTTATGCATTACATTATGCTATTTTTAACGCTGATAAGTATGTTGGTATCGTATCTAACAAACAAACATCTGCTATTGATATTTTATCCCGTATTAAAAGAATGTATGAAGAACTTCCTGTATGGATAAAACCTGGTGTAAAAGAATATAGTAAAACATTTATAGCGTTTGATAATGGTACTAAAATAACTGTATCAGCAACAAGTGCTGATGCTTTTAGAGGTAGAACACTTAACCTTTTAATTGCTGATGAATTAGCATTTGTTAGAAAGGGTATTGCAGAAGATTTTTGGGCTGCCAATTATCCTACTATATCAACATCTACTGAAGCAAAAATTATTATTATTAGTACACCGAATGGTATGTTCAATTTATTTCATAAACTTTATTCTGGTGCTGATAGAAAAGAAAACACATTTATACCACTGAAATTTACATGGAGAGATGTACCAGGTAGAGATAAAAAATGGGCTGATGAGCAATTAAGAAATTTAGGTGAAACTAAATTTAAACAAGAGCAAGAAGTTGAATTTTTGGGTAGTGTTAGAACTGTTATAGATACTAACATATTAGAATCATTATATAATATGACTTTTGAACCACTTCTAACTGATCTTGATGGTGCATTTAAGATACTTGAAAAACCAGAACTTAGTGCAACATATATTATTGGATGTGATGTAGCAAAAGGTACTGGTGAACATTCATCTACAATGCAAATATTAAAAGTACAGAGTGTTAAACCAGTTAAATGTAAACAAGTTGCTGTATTTGATAGTAATAAAATAGATGTTTATGGATTTTCAGATATTATTAATAGGACATCTTATTATTATAATAATGCTTATATCATGTGTGAAAATAATGCAGAAGGTGCTGCTGTAGTGAATAGATTATGGTGGGATTTTGAAAATAGTAATCTAGTCAATTCTGGAAGTAAACGAAAAGATCTTGGTATACGAGCATCAAGAGCTTCTAAACCAAAAGCTGTATTATTAATGAAAAGGCTTATAGAAGATGGTTCTATTGATATATTTGATATAGAAACTATAAATCAATTAGGAGCTTTTATTGAAAAAAATAAAAAGTATTTTGGTCAAGGATATCCTGATGATTTAGTATCTGGTCTTTATTGGGCATGCTATTTTTTTGAGATGAATATCTTAGAAGATGGTTTTGAATTAAGAAAAACAAAAAAAGAAGATGATGGGTGGGGAATACTATCTGATGTTGATACTAAAGAAGATTGGTCATGGGTTACTGATGGGTCTTCAATGGTTGGATAAATAAAGGAAATAAGATGATTAAAAAAGAATGGAAAGAACTAACAGGGATTACTAATACTTTAGCACATGATTTATCCCTTGATGAAAAAATTAACATTGAAGATATGACTTGTAACGAATTAAAAATATTATATAAACATGATAATGGATTATTATATAATAATGCTTTCTTTAATGATAATACTAATATAGGATATGTTAATCCTAAAAAAATAACTAAAAGTATTTTAACAGCTAATAATTTTGGTGGAAAAACATCTAAATGTAGAGTTAATTTTTATTATAACATGATACTTAAAAATAATATACTTGATGGTGATTGGGATATAAAAGATATTATTAATATACCATCAATCAGTTATAAAAATAAGGAAGTAATAGCTTTAGAAAAAAGTATAAAAGAAATAGGATATAAATCACAAAAAGAATTGGGTAAAAGTAAAAGTAATAGTGAAGTAGTTATAGCTATTGGTAGAAATGGTGAACTTTTACATGTTGATGGTATACATAGATTACGAGTTGCAATAAAATATAATATTGAAAGAATACCTGTGATAATTGTTTTACGACATAAAAACTGGATACCAATAAAAGATGATATAATAAAAAACATACATAATTTAAAACGATCTATACTATATCAACCTATAACACATCCGGAATTTTCTGAATTTAAATCAGCTTATGATCATTATAGATATGATGTTATAAAGAAAAATTTAACATTAAAAAAAGGAACTCTTTTAGATATTGGATCATGTTATGGGTATTTCTGTAATAGATTTGAAGAATCTGGATTTAATTGTACTGCTGTTGAAAATAATAGTACTTTTGCTTATATGATAAATAAATTAAAAAATATAAATCAAAATACATTTAATATTATTGATCAGTCATTATTTAGCATGAAAGAAAAAAAATTCGATATTGTTTTAGGATTAAATGTGTATCAACATTTTATGAAAGGAAAATCAAAAATGAAACAATTTATAAATTATATCAAAACCTTAAAGGTAAAAGAACATTTTATACAAGTTCCTGAATATTTAAAAATAGAAGATTCAGATGATATAATGTCATTAGATTTTATTACTATGATTATAAAATACGGTAATTTAAAAAACATGATTGAATTACCATCTAAAAGCAGAAAAATGTATAAATTATTCTAGAAATTAAATTATCATAATAAATAAGATAGAGGATTAATATGAAGAAAAGTGATCTAATAGAAAAAATAAAACGAAGATTAGGATATCCTATAGTAAAAATTGAGCTTGATGATATGCAAATAACTGACCATATTGATTATGCAAGGACTAAATTTATAAAATGGGCGGTTGGCCAAGCAACACAAGAATATTACTTTACACAAATGTTAATAGGTGGTCAAGAAGATTATGATATGCCTAGTGGTACTACAAGTATAATTGGTTATGATATATCATCTACTGGTGGTATAAACACTCTGTTTACTATGGAGAATTATCTTTATAATGCTGGTATGTTTAATAGCGTAATTAACGGTGATTCTGGATATAATTTAGTATCATATCATATTGCTAGAGATTTCTTAGATACTGTAAAAAGATATACTGTTGATGCTTATAATTTTAGATATAATCAATTTACTAATATATTAACAATAAATCCTGTACCTCCTACAGGTAGTTCACTTACAGTAAGTGGTGTAACATATGATTCACCAGGTTTTATTCTTATTAGATCATATAAGACTGTTGGTGAAAATGCTGATTTATATGAAAATTTATGGGTACAGGATTATGTTACAGCTTTATGTAAAAAAACTTTAGGTATGATAAGAAGAAAATTTGCTAATTTCACAAGCATTGGTAATACAGGTATAGCACTTGATGGTGATAGCTTAATGTCAGAAGCTGATACAGCTATAGAAAAATTAGAAGAAGAATTGAGACTTGAAGAAACTTTTGAAGGAGGCGAAATTTTAATCGGATAATATTATGAGATTTATCAAATACTTACAAGAAAAATATACAGGAATAGATGGAAGTAGTAATAAATATTCTGTTTATGAAAATCCGACTCCTTTAGATTTTAAAATGGCTTTAGAAGAAAAACCTAAAGTAAAAAGTGTGAGATTTATGGCTGATATAGAATCTAAAAAAATTTGGATAGCAAATGGTAATACAATTCATTCGTGGATGTGGTATGGATGTGTTAAAAAAAATGCTAAAACTAAAAGAGGATATGATGGTCCTGAAATGTTATCAGGTGAAGCTGAAAAAATAGGTAATAAATGGTATATGATACGATCTGATAGTATAAAAGAAGATAGATCGGATGATGAAATTAAGGAATTATTTAGTTATAATTGGAAGTGGGTCAATAAATATATTATAGTAGATAATTGGATAAAAATTTTTAAAAAAGAAAGAGGCATATAAATGACAAGACAACCTTTTGGTGGACTTAATAAACCTGGATGGTCTTTACATGATTTACAAGGTAATCCAGAACATGGATTAATGGAATCATTAATATCAGAATATACAGATGTTTCAGGTATTGAAGTTAAATATTATATAAGATCTGCTGATGCTTCATATGATCCTTTGTATGGTGAAGATGATTCTATAGAATTTGATAGTTATAAAGAAACAAAAATATTATATGATATTGATCAAGAGCCTAGTATAATGACTGCTTTTGGTATTTATGGCGAAGATACTATAACAATACAAATGCCTAAATCTATATATTATAGAGATGTAAGCAAAACTGTAGAGCCTAGACCCGGTGATATTATTAATATTAAATGGAATAATAGAAATTTTGAGATAGCTAATGTGGATGATGATGATAAAGTATTTCAATTAAAAAGATTTATATGGTTGATGGTACTAAAACCTTACAGATTTTCAGAACAAAGTGATACTGCTTCAGAAATATCTTTATCCAAACCAGTTAGTGCATATGGTGATAATGAATGGCTTGAAGCACAAAGTGAAAAAATAGATGATTATGATGATGTAGATACTAGTATATATGGATTTTAAAAATTCTGAAAAAATATAAAAATTTACTTATTACTAATATTGTTATATAATAAAAGGAAAAATAATGAGATTTGAAAAATATATGATTGAACAAATGATAACAGGTGCTTTTTTTATTAGTCCAAAGGGTGAGTTAATAGGAGCTGGTGCTAAAAAACATATTAACATAATAATAGATGATCCTAAAAAATTTGGATATACTGATGAAAAAATAAAAAAAATATTTTTTAAATATAATGAAAAAATGGGTCAAGAGGGTAAAGCTAGAGAAGAAATCATACTTGACCTAATAAAAAAAGGTTGGATTCATTTAAGAAGACGACCTAACAAATACTGGATTATTAATGCAGATAGAATGACTAAAAAAGTAAGAGATGTTATATCCGACTGGTCAAAAAAAATACTAAAAGGTATAAAAGGTGTTAAAGAAGTTGATAAATATATGGATGTTAAAATAATGACTATGAATGGTCAATATAGCCGAAATTTAACAATAGATGATATAGCTAATAAATATGCTTTACAGGAATCAAAAGATAAAAAAATAGAACATAAAATTATAATATAAAAATGATTCATATATAAAACATAAAGATATGTTATGACTCATATATGAATCAAAATTAGGAGATATTATGAAAATTAATAAAAGAATTGATAAATATTTAAATGTTGAAAGATATAAAGTTGGTGATAATATATTTATTACATCTAAAATACATGGTTTAAAATCTAATCATAAAGGTGTTATTACTAAAATAGATGGTGAATATCATCTTGTATTACCAAAAGGACGTAAAAAAGGTGAAGAAGTTGAATTATATAGACATGAAATGAAAAAAGCATAATATTTAATCAAAAAAATAAATTCAAATTAGACTTGTTGACAGAATTCAACAAGTCTTTTTTATTCATAGGATCTAATAATATCTCAATCTTGGCTGTGAAATATTTTTTAATCATCTTATCATAATCTATCTGAACAATTTCATTAAATTCTTTTGGCCATCTTAAAAAAGAAACACTTTCAAAACCAAATGCATTTTTCTTTACATAAATTATTTTAGCTTTACTCTTATTATGTATATCCTCATATTTATCAACTATATCCAGATGCTTAAGCATTTCTCTGTAATTATAAACACCTTTAACATGCCAAGGTGTACCCTTTCTAGGACCAGTAGGTGATATATATTTATTGATATTATTAACACTTGTATTGACAGATATTTCTTCTGGATATACCTCTTTTAATTCTTTCTTATATCTTTCTATAATATTTATTAATTCATCATCAGATGTATCTTTTAAAATAAGATTCATTATATTTTTAAGTCTTGGTCTTACTGCTTCTGGTGTCTCTGATCTAATAATTTCAAGTCCTGTTGTTTTGAGTTTATCTACCGGCGCCCCTTCTTCATCAACACACCAAAATGAATATTTCTTCTTTTTAACAAATAATGTTGACTTAGCTACAATTTCTTGCTTAAATGTAATTCTAAAATCAGTTACATTAGAGTTATAGCATTTTCTTTGTATTTCTCTATAAGATCTTGAATCAACATTATCTTCTATTACAGAAGATATTTTTCTAATATAATCAATAATTTTTTCTTCATCTAAAGATCTCCATTTGTCTCCTATATGCTTATCAAGAAACGATCCGAGATTAATAAAAAGTGAATCAGTGTCAACTCCGTCAAATGTAGAGGATGTAATCCTGTACATCCTCTACACTCTTATTACCTCTTGTCATATTATTTATCCTTTTATAATTTAAATTCTTTTTTAATAGTTTTTAACCATTCTATATCTGTTAAAGTTTCGATATCAGTTATTCTTTATCTTTATATATTATATCATGTTTCTCAAAAATACTAATCAATTCTCTTTTAACACTTTCTTTAAATACCTCCTGTATATGCATTTCAAAAAAATACCAAACATCATTTATTAATTGTTTATTTTTCAAATTATAACTCTCCTTTAATTTTATTAATTATATCAATTAGTTCTTGACTTGGTTCATTAAGCAATTCATTTACAAATCGTTCACCATTTTTAATGGTCTGACGACCACATGATGTAATGGCTTCTGCAATATTTATGTTAAAATATCTACTATAAGGTACTGACATTATACCAAAAAATCCATTTAATACTAATTTTAAAGCTAATTGTAATGAATGATATTGCTTAATTTTATCCTTAGTATTTTTTAAATCATTATCTCTTAAAACTGGTAATGATTTTTTCATTTTAATCATTTTCTTTTTAACTTTAATTCTTTTCTTAAATACTGTTTTTTCAACATCAGCTACTACTCCCATTTTACTATTTGAAAAAACAGATCCACATGGGGCAACTGATAACAAACGGTTTTTAATAGCTTTATTGAATATTTCAAGACTTTTATTTTTAAAGTCTATTATTTTAGAGCCTTTCATTAAGTTAAAAGATGGGTAACATTTTGTTTTAGTAAAAGTCATAATTTCATTTTCTGTAAATCCTAACACCCTACCATAATATGTTTCAGGTGACATATTTAATGTTATTATAGCTGTAGGATAAGACGATGCTATATCAAGATCAACAACCCACATATGTTTACCCTTCTGTGGTTCTTTAACATATGCCGCCTCAAATCCTTCTTGAACACCGCCAGTAAAATGAGGAGCACATAACCCTCTCCTTCTATAATATGTGAGCATTAACCCTTCTATTAACTGTGTTAATGTTCTATAATTCTTCATAGGTGATTTACATAATAAAGATAGGGTCTGAACAAGATTAATATACTTTAATTTATCATCTATTTGATGTACTCTATAAGCATCTATAATATTATAATCAACATATTTTTCCCAATTGTTATTATAAAGACCTCTTAAATCTTCATATTCAGAGTAATCAAGTTTACCAACACCGAGTTCAAAATTTGAAACAAAATCAAGACTATATCTTTCAAGTCTATTAGGTGAATACCATTTATATAAATCAATATAATCAAGTATAGATACACCAGCTATATCAACATTCATGTCTTTACCATCTTTTGACATCCATGTTTTTACAATACTTATAGGTGATAATTTTTTATATATTGCAGTATCATTACCAAATAAGTTTTTTGACCTATTGATAATATATGGTATATCAAATCCATTTATATACCAGCCACTTATAGTATCACATGGACTTTTTGACATAAAATTAAAAAATGACATTAACAACATTTTATCATTTTTACATTCTATATAATTAATAAAATCAACATTTTTATATTTACCGTTATATGGTTTAGTACCAAATGTGGTGGTTATACCCGTTATATTATTATGGACAGATATAAGTGTTATAGGGTCATCAGCATTATTTATATCTGGAAATTTACCACTATCACTATGAGTTTCAATATCAATAACATAATTTTTAAGTTTTGGCACATCCATCAATTCATCGTCTATACCATAATACCTTTCAGCTAAAAATTGTATCTCAGGACGTACTCTATCTTCATATAAATCTTTTTGATCTTTACATGCACTATAGTAATCAGAATATGATTTAAATTCTATTTTCTTAGCATTAAATCCATCTGTTGTTTTAAAGTCACCATCTTTTTTTCTTTTAAAAGCATACGGTACATATGGTATGTTAGTATAAAGATTTTCACCTTTTAATTGTTCCCACAAATGTATTGTATTAGTATTTATTGAATAATAAACATTCTTAAACATATTTATCCTTTACCAATTCTCAGAACATGACAAATCTAATATCTCATTAAGAAATTCTACTTCCTTTATAACACCTAATGATGTAGGTGTAAACGAATATTTTATAGCACCACCTATAGCACCAAAATAATATTTATCTCTTTTTTCATTAACATCTATTATCCATTTATCAATTTTTATTATTTCATCTGCTGTGAATTCAAATTTCATTATATCATCTATACCACATTTATTTTATTCCACAATATCTAACTATATAAAAAATTTCATCACAAATACGATTTTCACTAATAGTATATAAATAAATTTTACTATAATTTTCTTTCATAATATATTCTATAATATCAGTTGTTTTGGTAGATTTTATTGATATAATTTTATATATTGTATCACCATCTTTAAATATAGGTTTATCAACAATATCTATTTTTTCAAAAAAATGAGCATATAAATCTTGAAGAATGCTTTTTAAATAAATTAAATCTTGAGGTTGATTTTTATTAGACATTTCTATATTCATTATTTCTTGATTTTTATTAAACATTTCTATATTCATTATACCACCTATACCACATTAAACATAATATTATTAGATTCCCATAAATCTTTTATAAATGTTTTTTCTTTATCTGATTGAAGTGAATTAACAATTCTCTTATCCTTATTAGTATCAATCATTAAGAAGATTGTAAAGTCAAAAGATTTACTATATATCATACATTGGCCTATACCTTCTCTTATTGATGATCCATTATCACCTTTTTTTATTTCTATAGCAATATTAAGATCTTTAAATTCTACTATCATATCTGGTCTATGAAATACATTAAAAAACAATAAGTTATGTACTGTTGATTTTTTATCACCTTCCCATATTAAAGACTTTTGTGCTTTATTTTTTGCTGTACTTTCTTTAATACCATCAAATTCTATAAACATGTTTTCTATTTTTCTAAGCAAATGTGGATAAATAAATTGTTTAATCCTTGATTCGTCTTGTTTTATATAGTCTATTGTACCATAAATATCGGGATGTTTCAAAACATGTATAATATCATTTAATATCTTAACTCTTTTCTTCGATTTATTTAACATAATACCTCTCACCAATTATCTACCAACATCTTTTAAATATATTTCCTTTGCTTTATCCCATGATATGCCAATCATATCATCATAAAACAAAATATCTTTGTTCTGTCTATTAGTTTTAATAACATTTTCTATTCTTTTTTTAGCATATCGTTCTTTCCACAATTCTGTTAATGATTCAACAGAGTTATCAAATTTTCTTTCACCCGGATTATCAACTTTTTTACTTAAAAATTTATTAGTATCATTAAATAATCCACAAAAATAAACCCCTCTTGAAAAATTATTAATAGGTGGTTTAACTTTCAATTGCTTATAAACAAATTGTAATAATCTTGTTTTAGGATGACTTTTAGTTTGTAATTCTTTAACTTGTTTTAAATAATTTTTGTTTATCCATTTTCTAATTTCTTTATATACATTATCTGATGGTTCTAATGGAATTTTACCTTCTGTTGATTTGCATTTTCTCCAATATTTTAATCTGTTATATTGAGATAGACCACCGTAAATACTTGTTGTACTTATACTTACAAGTTTATCACCATATCGTTTATCCCATGCATTTTCAACAACATTAGATGCTGTTAATAATGCTATTAATTTACCACCGACATAATTATATCCTAATGGTTGTGTTGGTACTATAGATGAACCCATTGCAGTATGCTTTAACATTTTTTCTTCAAGTCTTTGCTTTATAGTCCAACCAATATAATTATCTCTGCCACCTAAAGAAATAAAATCAGAACCTACAGATATAACACCTAAATATTTTTTAGTTATTTTATCTTGAATATAAAATCTAAGAAGTCTTCCAGGACTTGCATTCCAATACAAGGTAGATGAAAATATTCTTAATATTGTCCATATCTTATTAGTTATTGGTGTAGATGCTTGTATAACCTCTGGTTCTAATTTAAGATAATCATCATAATTTTCTGGAATCCATAAAGAATTTTTTATTTCCCATATTTTATTTAAATCTTTATTAGACCATTTCTTTAAATTAATTTCTTCCCATTTACGATAAAGTGTATATTCTTCAACAGGCATCATAGACATTTTTTTAAAATTTTCTTCTATTAAATTTTTCATATTATCATATTTCATCTTCAGATAATTTTTCATATTCTATTTCAAAAGATTCACCATTTTTACCAGCATCATATGCTTTACGCATTAAATTAGATACAGACCAACAGTCATTAAAATCTCTTGCTAAATTTGCATCTTCTGGTTCACCATCTGATACACTAAAAGAACATTTACCATCAATATAAATTTCTAATATATTAGAATAATTTCTTTGTTCAAGTGCTTCTTCTGTTAATGATTTTTCCACTATTTTCATAATATATGCTCCTATCAAGTTTTTATATTAATTATTATAACAAACAATATTATTTTTGTAAAACACAATAAAAAATATAAATATAAATGTACTAAAATTCAGACGTTATAAAGAGCTTTTAATGATATATTATACAATTGGATGGATATTTTATGCTTAAAATTATAGTTAGTGTTGGCGTCCCTTTATTAATAGCTGTTTGTGGAATGTTTGTTTTATATGGTGGATTAATTAGAAGACAAAAAGATCATTGTAAATATATTAAAAATTTAAATCATTCATTATGGGATGATAAGGGGAGGCCGATTTTGCAAAGCATAGATGGGTGTCATGAAATTAGAGATGAACTAAAAATATTAATTTCTAATGGTTTTGAAAAAATGGAACGAATTGCAGAACAAAGAGAAAAAGTATGGAATGATAGATTTGATCAATTTATAGCAATAAAGACTAAAATAGAACAGCTTGAAAGGTATAAAAAATAAATGAATGCTATCATACGTGAATCTGAATACTTAATGAATAAAGCTATTGATTTAGCTAATGAAATTAGATCTATAGATAATATAGATGATTGTACTATCATAAAATCATTGAATGAAAGATCAAAAAAATTAGCTTATGGTTATGCCTCTTTAAATACCGAATTAAATAAATTATCTGAATAAAATATATTTTAATTTACATTTTATATAAAATGTATTATTATAATTAATAAAAATATTAAAAGGAGGTAACATATGCCAAGAGGAGATCAAAAAGGACCACCTAATAATTCACAAGGACCAAGAACTGGCCAAGGTGGTGGTAGAGGAAGAAATACAGCAAGCAAGGGAGCAGGCAAACAAACTGGTGGTAAAAGGAATATCAAAAATAAATAAAATTGACCATATGGTGAGATAGTTGTAAATTATTTACAACTATCTCACATGTTTGTCATATGACAAACAAATCCTGTGGTATCAATCTTTTACACCATATATTATATCTTGATACCAACATCTGTTTAAATATAGTCATTGTAAAATTATCTAAAGTATGATACATAAATAATTCTTTTAACTCTATATCATCATTACAATAACTTAAATATTTTTCTTCATTATTATTTTCAGATATTATAATAATATTTTTATAATCACTTACCAGTACTTCCAAAACCGCTTTCTCCTCTATCACCTTCAATATCAATATTACTCTCTATTAACACTACATCAGGAACTTTAGCAATAACCATCTGTGCTATTCTATCACCTTTATCAAAAGTCAAACTTTTTTTACCATGATTAATTAATATGACACCAACATTTCCTAAATAATCCATATCAATAGTTCCAGGTGAATTCAATACTGTTATACCATATTTTATAGCAAGACCTGATCTTGGTCTTATTTGTGCTTCATACCCATATAACAATTCTATACGAATATCCAAAGGTATTAACAGAATTTCATCCGAATTAATTATAAAATCATGGGGTGTATAAAGATCATATCCTATAGATCCATTAGTAGCCTTTGTTGGTATATAAGCATTTTCATTCATTCGTTGTACTTTAAATTCCATCATTGTTCTCCTTTATTAAAATCATCTATTAATTGTACTGATAAAAATATTTTCTTCAATTCATTTTTTATTTCATCATTTTCAAAAATATTTTTAGGTACATTATTCAATATTTCGCTTATACAATCTTCATGTACAGTTCTATCATTAACTTTATTAGCATCAACTAATGAATTCATATGAAATAATAAAGCTGTTTCAAGCTGTTCCATATATGACAACTCATTATATACTTCTTCATACAATTCATCCATTTCTTCATTACAATCATTCTTTTTAATACATTCCATTATTACATATCCCTTATCTTATTAATACATTTATCTTTTATATATTTTGTAATATATTTTTTAAACATTACCTTTTCTTTTTATATCCCGATGGTTGATTATCATGAATTTCTTTCATATTTCTTTCATCTCCTGATATCTTACAATCTTCTAACCATAAATCCAATTCAACGCTATCATACATTTTAAGTGATCTTGTATCAAAATAAAATTTATCAATATCTCCTACTCTACCGCCTAATCTATTCTTAACAAATTTATAATACTTTTCACTCTCATATACCATATCATCTTCGTTACGACCTATAATAACCATGGCATCTGCTGTAGCTATTACACCCATTGATTCTGCAACATGATTAAAATCAATCTCATTAAATACTGTTATTGACCCTTCTCTATTTAACTGAGTTACTGATACAACAGGACATTCAAATTCAAATGACATGGCTCTCAATTCTTCTGATATCATCTTAACATCCACATATAAATCACCACGATTCTTATATGAAGATTTCATTAGATTTATATAATCCACATATATGATATCGGGTTTTGTATCACGCATTATCAATTCCCTAATATATCTTTTGAAGTCCATAACAGATGCTTGACCTGTAGGGTACTGTTTAATAAAAAGATTTCCTGTATTTTTTAACTTACTGTATTTATTAAGTTTATTAATTAACAACTTCTTATATTTTTGAACAGTATAAATTTTATTGATATCAAGACTTGTCAAAACACTATCAAATCTTTGAGCAAACGCATCTTCAGACATTTCTAATGTAAGCAATACAACATTTTTACCATGAAGAACCTGTCTTGCTGCAAAATTACACATTAATTGTGATTTACCATCATGTATTCTGGCGACTACAACAGATAATGTAAAAGGAGGGAATCCACCGTTAATATATTCATCAAATACTGGAAAATATGTGGGTACTCTAATATCAGATGCAGTAAAAATCCTTTTAAGTCGTTCTCTATAAGACTTAAAATAATCAAGACCTAAATCTATTTTAAGGTCTTTACATAATGCTTCCTTAATAATATTCTCAATTTTAGATGTTTCTTCTTTTTTTTCAATGATATTAACAGATTCTAATATAGCTTTTTTAAGAGCCTTATCTTTAAGGAATTTATTTGTTTCATCAAAAAGATAATCATAATTCTTTGCTATATCAAAAGAGATAGCCTCTATTTCATCATAATATTCTTTGATATCGGTATTCTTAACACTTGATATTACAACATCTTTTGGTGGTATTTTATTATATTTTACAAAATATTTTGATGTATATTCAAATATATCAGATGCTGTGCTATCATCAAAATAATCTTTATTAAATACAGATGTTATGATAGTTAAGAATTTCTTATCTTGTAATATTGATTTTATTATTAATTTTTCTATAAATTCCATTAATATAATATACTATTGATTATGGGTATTGTAAAATTAAATTCTTTCAAATTGTCTACATACTATAATTTTTACATGATCACCTTGTTTACAATCATTTATACAAACAGCACATTTTTTATTAACATTTTTCCATTTACATTTTTTTGTAGATGCCTTTTTTCTATTAGCAGCACCAAGAATATATAATTTATCAACTTTAAGTTTTATAAGAATATCATTTTCCTTATTTTTAATACTTTTAGATTTTAAAAAAGCGTTTAAAGTTATATAACATTTAATATTATCAACATCTGACTTCTTTTTAATTCTCACAGGATTTTTAATTTTCATGTTGCTTATAGTAGCCATAAACCACTTTGATTTACATCTGTACACAATCTTACCTTTTATTATTTTCATTATATCTCCCACATTTTGTTAGGTATTATTGAATTTATTCTTTGTTTATTAAATTTAATTCTATAATCATTAAATTCATGTTCTGTATATTGTTTACCTTTTATAAACCATAACATAGAACCATCAGCGTATTCTACTGCTGGGCCATTTGTACGATGTCGCATACCCATATTATACCATTCTTTAATACCATCTGCCCATTCTATTGCTGGTCCATTTGTTCTATGCAATAACCCTTGTTTATGATATATTTTCATATTATATCCTTTGTATTACAGGGGTAAAAGATCTCTCAGTAAGTCTGAGAGATCTTTTAAGACGCTTTGTTAATAATAACATACTTGACTATGGAAGTGCTAAAGTATTGTTTTCAAGACCGTAGAAATCATTTTCCAATTTATTGATAGTCTTGTATCCATTAGAAAATATGTTACTACCATTTCTGGCTTTGGTCTTATGGGTTGATATTGCTGTAAGGACATTATATGCACCCCACATAGTTTCATTTTCATTATATTCATTCATTATACCATCGTAATATCCCTGAATAGTACCCTGCATTTTATCAGAAAGATATTTTCTTCCTTCTACAAATTTGTTGAACTGATTTTTTGTAAAAGGTATTTCATTCCATCGTTTCCAAGTCTCTATATTATCTTTAAAGTTAGTAAATTTGGATTCAAAAGATAAGAGTAACTGTTCGGAATTATTATTAAAATGATAAAATCTTTCTGATAAAAGATTTTTTTTACCTACAACCATACCATTTTCACAAAAATATCTGTAACCTGAGATATCAAAACCATATGATGTTGAACCATCATAACCATTGACAATTTCAACCATCAGACCTACCATATCACCTTTATTGTTAATATCAAAATTTAGCTCATCTGTATCAAATATAATCTGTCGTTTCCATCTTTTACCAGTAGAATCAAGATGGTCTTTTACAATTGATTTGTTATAAGATGTAAAAGCACTATCAAATAGATCTGATATTACTTGATTTGGTACAACCTCATATCCTGTTGATACAGTACCAAGTACTTCATTTGTATCTTCATTAATTAGAGCTACTTTATTATCAAGTGATATACCCGATTCAGTATATAGACCCTCTTTTCTTATGCCAAAAAATGGATTAGTCATTTTATATCCTTTCTTAATTAAATAAAATCATATATTTTTTTTATTGTACTGGTACTAACATCCACAAGTTTTTTAGGCAAAACATCAGCAGTAATAATTTTAACCCATTTATTATGCCCTGCTTGAGCTTCTGTTTTTGTGAGATACATTTCAACAATTACCCATGCACTATTATTCCATGCTGGATGTGATACCCCTGTTTCAAAGGGTTGATCTGAATCAGTAACCATACAAGTATCTACAATAATTTTATCTTTTTTAAAATTATCAACAACACGATCTTCATGATTACTTGCCATATCCATAAAATCAAACATTTTATACTCCTTTGTGATTGTTTAAATACAATCTATCATATATTTAAGGTTAGGTCAAGATTAATATTTTGAAGGTCTTTTCATAGATGTTTTAGTGTTACCGCAAACAGTACATTTATATTCATTATCTTTTACAAGAGCGTTAAATACTCTCATACCTTTGCCGTATTTTTTATCCTGAAATTTATGTTTACAAGTACATTTTAATATCATTTTATATCCTTTCGTGTTTGATTGTTTAATATAAGGTATCATAGATTTAAGGTCAGGTCAAGATATATTAACAAAAATCTTCACCTATCATATTATAGTACATTACAGGACATTCTTTTAACATTTTTTTGAATTTTGAAAGACTGTATATAGTACCATATTCATCTTTAATTTTTTTAAGTTTTTCATTATTATCACATGCCCATGTAAAGGAAGAACATGACTTAACACCTGTTTTTTTTAATGGTTTTGTTTTATTAAATCCAAGTTCACGACCAATAGATGATTCATTTAAATTTTCTGTTATAGGTTTATTACCACATATAGGACATTCTGTATACCATTCAGAATTGCTAGAATGAATTTCTTCATTATCACCTTTACATAATGTTATATCACAATCCCAACAATATGCACCTGCCGCGGATCGTTTACCTATATGTTTACCATCACTATAAAAATTTGTTCCCATAATATTCTCCTTTATTGTTTAATAGTATCTTTTATTGTTTTAATAAGAATTGTCATAACACAACCAAGTAATAATGGTCCAAGCCAGAATCTACCATCTGATATACATTGTATTAAATTTAAAAATATATTTTCCATGATTCTCCTTATTTTTTAAGACCTTGAAGCATATCATTTTCATCAATAGATATATTTTTTAAATAGTTATTCATTAATTTATACCATTTTCCTTCAATCTTTTTTTCATATCTAATGGCGAGTTTTGAAACCTTGAAAGACATATCATCTCTAATAAGTCTAATATTTTTAACACCATATCCTGTATCTTTAAAACCTTTTTTCTTTGCCCATTCAATAAAATCATCTCGTTTCATATTATATCCTTTCAAATCATTGTTGAATATACCCTAACACATGATTTTATTTAAGTCAATAATATTTTGTTTGATTTAAAATTATTTTTTGTTTGACCTGATTTAAAATATGTGATACTATATTATAAACAATCAAACAGGGGATAAAAATGTCAATAATAGATGGAAATAAAATAATTAAAAGAAAATTACAAAATAGAGATTTACAATATATTAAAGACTTTAAAAAATCTTTACAAGGTAGAAATCTCATAGATGAATTATATGGAACATATTTTAGGGATTTATATACAGATGAAGAATTATTAAATTGTTGATATCACATAAAATCTTTTTGTTTGACCTGACTTAAAATATGTGATACTATATTATAAACAATACGAAAGGGGAACACATGACATATATAGATAATATT